TTTGCCTTTGTTAAACCTCTTTCAAAAGCAGTGTCAGAGTTTACAACTTTTAATCCTGTGCCAGCAAAAGCACTAGCAGTCACAAATGTTTTACCTGAACCAGGTCCACCTGCCAAGAAAAATGCTTTGAATATGCCTGGGTCATAAACACCCTCACTTAACATTCTTTCAAAGTTTGTTTCTCTAATTAATTGTTTGTAATTCATTATCCGTTTCCGCCTCCGTTGCCACCGTTTCCGCCGTTGCCACCGTTACCACCATTGCCATTACCGTTACCGTTTCCGTTGCCATTACTATCGGCACCATTATCGGCTTCGCTGTCTGTACTAGGTCTGCCTACACCAAAACCATAATAACTACTACTCTTAAATTTAGGCACACAGACTTTTAGTTTTTCATCAAATCTAAAACCCTCAGGACACTTTTTTTGTGCCATCAAATTCATAAATTTATTAAATCCTAACATTAACCTTTTACCCAATCTTTGTCAGCAGTAAAGTTTGCTCTACTAAACTCTAATCTATCTACTAATTTTACAGCACCTGCCCCTTTATCAACAGCAACAAATCCCTCTGGTGCTGTGACACGATAGCCGTTAGGTGTTCTTAAAAAGTGTCCTATACTTTGTATTTGTGATAGTTTAGTTACTAAAGTATTCTTACACGATTGTAAACTTACGTGTGACGCAATAGCCATATATAAAGCAGAGTTATTTCTGTCAATAAATTTTAAACCACTTTTTAATATTTCTCTATACTTATCTTTACCACTTTCTGTTTTTCTTGCGTCTATCTCTTGTTGTACAAATGCTTCATAATAATTTCTAAACATATCTTGTAAAGTTTTTACTTTAGCCATACTACCTTTTGTATTTCTAATATAGTAATTAAAAAATGTTTTTAATCTATAACCTATAGAAAAACTATCAGATGTTGATTTACTCATTTCGTCTAATATAGGTCCTGCCTTTGATAAAGACCCTTGTGCTTTTCTTATTAATGCGTCAAAACTACTTAACTCTGATTTTGTAAATTTAGCAGAACCCGATACATCTTTATAGGCAGCGTCTGCTAAAAATACAGACGATATACCTGATTTGCCTTTAACTGTACCGAATCCTGCTGTCATAGAGGACAATGTTTTACCTGAATATGATGTGTGAAATACTATACCCATTTTTGCTCTAACAATTCTTTTACCTATTGATGAGTTTTTAGGTACAGCATATGTGATAGTATTAGGTGTAAAAGTAATCATACTTTCACCGTCTATAGTTGCTGATTTTAAATCAGATTTTGAAAATAGAAAATCGCCTTGTAATACACCACTAATACCTAATTTTTTTAATTCTTTTAATGCGATAGATAGTTTTGTTGCTAAATCACCAGAGTGATTTTTTCTAATGTCAGATGAAGTGTAATTAACTTTAGGTGTTTTGTTGAATACTGCTTTTGTGCCGACAAAGAATTTGCCGTTTTCTGGATCAATACCACAGATGATAGCAGGCGCACCGTCCCATTTTACTGTCATATTTACTTTACTACCTGCTGAACCAGCAAGCATATTTCTAATAGACTTTAAAAAATTTACAGCGTTTTCGCCACCCTTTGAACCACGATTTATAATATCGTCTTCAAGGTGCTCAAGGTGTGTATTTTTTTCTTTGGTAATAAAACCTTTAAAACTAAACATTTCTCTCTCATTTTTTCCATTACTATAATCAATTTATCCATATAAATCAAGCGTTAAACTCTCTTATATTTATAACATAAAAAGCTTGGAACCCCACCGTTTGCTTGCCATACTCTATGTTTATTTTGAAATTGTACTATTTTTTGAGCATCCTCTTCAAAAAAATGTTCAGATATTACACTTTTAGTAGGATATTCTGTAACGTGCCATACTATGTCGCCACCTTTTTTAACCATACGTTTACGATAAGTTAAATTAGGATATTCTTTATCGTGTTTAGGTCGTCTATCACCCTTATGAAATTTTACTTTTTGTTTACGTGGCATTATAATTTAAAATCTGAAAACTTATCATAACTTTGATCTGGCGTCGGATAACTTTCATCATCTTTTGTTTGGTTACTATCTACAATATTTTGAGCAGAATTTTCTACATCATACAATTTCATTTTGGCTCTATCTACACCCACAATAAATGATCTATTCATAGAAGGATCATTATATCTATTCTTTAATTGTTTTACTTTCATTTGACCTAATGCTTCTAGTTCTTCATTTGACATAAGAGCAAACATGAAGTCAGCAGTAGCAGGCAGACCAAAACTTTCAGATGTATCTTCTAAACCAATATCTGTTGATACATAACCAGTTCTAGTTGTTTGTGTCGCACTAAAGATAGGCACATCAAACTCTACAGCAAGACCTCTTAATTCTTCAGCAATTGCTTTGATGTAGAAATATGATGATATATTACCACCTTTAAATCTACTACTAGCACAAATATTTAAATAATCAATAAAGATAATATCAGGTTTAAAACTTTTCTTTAACGCAAGTTCATTTAGTAAACTTCTAAAATGACCAGCATGAGCAGACGCTGTAGGATATTCTTTAATAATTAATTTACCTGATGTTTTACCTTGTAGTTTAGAAACTTTGTTACTATACAATTCTTTTGGCATGACGTGTAGATCATCTATTGTAACATCAAATAAGTTAGCGTCTATTCTTTCAGCAATACGTTCCTCTGCCATTTCTAAAGTAATATACAATACGTTTTGACCTTGTGTTAAGAAACTACTAGCACAATGACACATGAACAAAGACTTACCTACGCCTGTACCAGCAAGAGCAATATTTAAAGTTTTTGTTGGCACACCGCCTTTTGTAATCTTGTTAAAGAAAGATAAATCAAATTTATATTTCTTTTCTTTTGTATGGTACCAATCAAATCTATTATCAGCATCGCCAATATAATCATGCCCAATATGATTATCAAAACTAACTGCTAATGCGTCAGCAAGAATACTAGGTATTGCCTCTTGTGTTCTTTTATTATCTTTACCATCTAATATTTTAATACCGTCTAATACAGCGTTGTGTACAGCACGGTCTTTACAAAATCTTTCAGTTGTATCTAATAACCATTGTAAATCAACCTCTTCATAAGAGATAGTGTTTATTAACTCTTTAATATTCTTATGTTCTTCTTCGTTAATATCTTTACGATTATTAAGTTCAATTAAGATTGCTTCTTTTGTAGGAAGATTTTTATACTTGTGTATAAACTTTTCAAGTTCAATATACAGTTCACTTTCATTTCTTTGACTAAAATAAATTGGATTAAGAAATGGTAAAACTTTACGAGTATAATCCTCGTTAAAGAAAAGATTTCTAATTATAGTTAGTTCTATTTTTTCGTTATTATTGTTCAAAGATAATGGAGCCATTTTTAAGTTGTTCCTCTACAAGTTCTACTAATATGTCACCAATATACACTCTAAAGTCTTCATTGTCAATGGTGGCTTTGTTTGGGTTTGCTAATATATCGTATGTAAATTTCAATGGTATTTCACCTTGTTCATTTTCTTTTGGAGCAAATTTTACTTTATCGTACTTGTAAATAACATCTTTGTAATCACCTTCAGTTAGTTTTATACAACTGAAGTTGTCACCTTGTCTTTGAGCAAAAACGTATCTTTTATTCTTCGTCTGATCCGTAGCTGAATTTTCTTTTGGCATGTTCATCAATCTTATCTAATACTTCTTTTGTAAAATATTTTTCTGGATCGTCATTGATGTTTTTACCAAACACTTTAGAACCATCAGGCATTTCATATCTTGTAGATACTTTCTTAAATACACCTGCTTGTTCGCCAAGTTCTAGTAAGCCATAATACTTATCTAATCCTTGTTTGTATGTTAGTTTAACATCAATTTGAGCGTTCTCTTTTGTTAACCTTGATTTATAATTTTTACAATGAATAATATTACCAACTACCTCTGTGCCGTCTTTTTCTTTACGTTTACCTAGATAGATGATTGATGAAGCGGCATATT